GCCCACGCCAAGCCCGGCGACGTGCTGATCGACGACTGGCCACAGCATCGTCACCGCTGGGTCGAAATGGGCGGCGTGTTCATATCGCACTTCGACGCCGCAACCTCGCTGGCGACGCTCTGGGCGCACTACCCCAGTCTCCGCCTCTCCCGCCCCGAAGCCGCAGACCATATCGGTGACACCACCGAAAAGGTCGTCAGCGTCGGAGCCCAACACGGCCGCCCTATAACCGAAGCCGAGGGCGCTGAGTTTGAGGCTTGTCTGGCCAGCGCGACGGATGGGGGGAAGAACTGGGACGCGATACGGTCACACCCCTGCTACGACGAACATCAGCCCGGCTGCGGCTGTCCTGAACCCGTCGCCGCCCCTCCCGCTCCGGCATCCCCGGCGGGGGAATGGGAGCCCTCGACCGATCCCGACATCAACCTTCGCACGTCGATCAACCTTGTCCGACTGATCAAGGCGGACGACTGGCGCTCGGAGGTCGCGTCTCGGCTGCTGGAGAAGTTGCAAGCGCTCCACACTACGAACGACGCCCTCCAAGCCGACAATGCGCGGCTGAGGGAGGTCGTGGCGGATGCAGAAGAGACGGCCCGGCGATACGCCAACTGCTACCCGGTGCACTCGGACGGCCGAAACACTTTCCTGATGCTGGCGGATCACATCGCCCGCCAAGCCCTCGCCACCGAGGGAGCGGAGTGATGGGCGAGAACCCTTGGGACGTTAAGCGCTGGAAATACGTCGAGCCCGGCGTCCGCTTCGGATGGCATGAGGCATGGACCTCTACCGCCGATGGACGCCACCACCCTGTCGATACATCCGGCCTGTTTCGTCCCGATGCTTTCAAAAACACACGACCGGGGTTGTGCAGACTCGTCGTTTTGAACAACGGCCAGCGTATCCGCGTCATTCGCAAGTTCAAAGAGTTTGAAGATGGCTGACGGCTCACGCATCACCATGACCCCGGCTCGTGTTGCTTGGCACAACATGATCATTCATCCGATCTACGGTCTGCTCTGGGCTATCGGAGCACGAAATCTGGCCGATGCTGTTCACGAATGGGACATCAGTCTTGAGCGTGGCCGCGACCAAGCCCTCAAGGATCAACCCCATGACTGAAGCCCCTACCCCGGAGACGGGCGAACTGCTGGCTGCTGCCCGGAAGATCGACCTCTGGATCAAATGTGGGATGCCGGACCAATCCGACAACACGCCCACGCGGGAAGCCCTGAAGCGCGACCTTCGCAAGGTTCTCGCCGCCCTCGCTGCCGCTCCCCGCCCCGCTGAGCCGGTGGCGGTGACGATCTTCTGCCCGGAATGCGCGCTGCCCCATGTCGATGAAGGCGAGTGGGCGACGACGCGGCACCACAAGACGCACCAGTGTCAGTGCTGCGGTCACGAATGGCGGCCGTTCCCGTTTGCCACGGTCGGCGTCGCTCATCCCGCCTCCCCCGCCCAGCCGGAAGTCGCAAACGTCATGGTTTGGCTCTGCGGCGATACGAGCTTGCCGGGCTCCTATACGGTGCGGACAGAGCGTGACCGAGACGACGCTATCGCGCGCGGCCTGCCTGTTCTGGCCCTCGTTCCGGCAGGCGCCCAGCCGGAAGTCGCCCCCACCGACCGGATCGACCCTGTGATCCGAGCCGCGATGGAGCGGTCGCACCAGTCGTTGCACACGACCGTCCTGCTGGAAGCAGCCGCTGCTCTGGTTGACGCCTGCATGGCCGTGGACGCCGCCGGGGAGCTGCCCGACGAAATCGACGGCTCATTGATGGACGCCGTGAACGTGGCTATCCGCACCATCCGGCCCGACCGCAAAGTCAGAGAGCCGCGCCCCGTTCAACCCGACCTTCTCAGGCAAGTCGCCCCCACCGATAGGGCGGAGAGCCTGACGCGCGATCAAGTCCACGACGCGATCCTGACGCGGATGTTCGGCCCGTGCGACGTGATCAGCGACGAGCTGGACGCCAAGGTGTTCGACGCGGCCGATGCGATCGTGGCCATGCTCACCGCCCCCACCGATAGCGGGGGATGGCGGCCGACACACCGGCACGTCAAGCGTGGGACACTTTACCAAGTCGTCGGCCTCGGAATCCTTCAGGCCGAGGGTCCGTGGGATCACGCTTCTGTGGCCATCTACACCGACGAAGAAGGCACGACGTGGGTTCGCCCCTGCACCGAGTTTCAGGACGGCCGGTTCGTCAAACTCGCCAATGAACGCGCCCTTCCCACCGACAGGGGGACGGGGGAATGAGCGACACCCGACCGCTACACGCCCGCGTCCGTGCGCTCGCCAATCGGTTCTCGGCCATCGCGTCGGGCGCTCGGAAGCGCGCACAGGCCAGCCTGCAAGACGCTGAGAACGCCGAGCGTGACGCCGCGACTCTGAACGAGGCCGCCGATTTCATGGAGCGTCATCAATGACCACCCCTCTGGACGTAGAAGCGCTGAGGACCCCGAAGACGATCACGTTCCGTCTCGCGCCTGAACTGCGTCAGCAGTTGGAGGCCGAGATCGCCGCGCTGGAACCCTACGCGCCGAGCATCACGGCTGTGGTCGAGCGGGGCCTTGTCCTCGCGCTGGTTGAGATGGCCGAGCGTCGCGCCCGCAATGCCCGGAGGGAGAGATGAGCGAGACCACTTACACCTACAGTGCGGGACCCGATCAAGCCTGCTGGCACGACAACATGGGCCGCTTCTCGTTCCCCGCTGGACAATCCTTCTACGGCAAGGATTGGGAGTTGGTCGCGACTGATCTGGCGGAGGACTACCACTCCAACCACGACGGCTGGGAAGCCTCATGGCCCCTGCAAATCCGCATCTACGCGGGCGGCAAGGAGGTGGCGCGTCTGAGCGTTGAGCGCGAATACGAGCCGACCTTTAGCGCGTGGACCGTCTCCGCTGGAGACACCCAATGACCCAATCCCTCCTCTCCATGAGGTAATGGTGCTAAACCTTACGCCAAGCGTTGAGACCAAAACGGAGTAACCACCATGAGCCTTCTCTTCATCATCGCAGTCGTCGCGGGCTTCGTCCTGCGGACCCTCGCCTGTTTCGCTGAGACCCGTATCCCTGTCTGGAGTGCATGGATGTCGTGGACCGTAGCGGCTTTCGTGTGGGCTCTGACGTGACTCTTACGCTAGAGACTCTCGATGCGGCGCTGAAGACGTTTGACGAGAGCCATCAGGACGGAGATGACGATTGGTATACGATGTTCATCTCTACGCGCAATTGGGTTGAGTTGCGCCTGACCACGATGGACTTTGGTTGGTGGCCGTTGTCTATTATACGCCGCTCCGCTGTCCGGAAATACATGATCGCGGAGGCAAACCGGCGCGCATCTGAGGAAGACGATGACAGAGCAAACAACTGAAGACCTGAAGCGAATCCTCTCCAAGATCGACGGACAGGAAGGCCAGACAGAACGAGCCGAGGCTATCCGGCAGGAGTTGGAGAGGCGTGAAAATAATCTCTCCGAACAGCTTGACACGCAATCCGGTCTAGGCGATAACACACCTACGGACGACGGAACGTCCTGACGGAGAGAACGAGATGGCCCGCCACCAACAAGAGCAACAAATCGCTTCCGATCTGAACCTGATCGCCATGATCGAGTTCGCGGGTGATCGTAATGCCAAGCGCGCCGCCAAGGCTCAACGCAAGGCCATTCAAGCCCAGATCAAGGCGTGGAACGCTGAAGACGGTCTGGCGGACATGAGTGACGAGGAAATCCTCCGCGAACTGATGGGGTGAAAAATAATCCCACAAACACCTTGACGCATCATCCTCCCCATGAGATACCAAATGCACGGGCGACGGAACGCCCCGGAGAAAAGCAGATGACCGAAGCCCACGTCACCCACTACGAAGTCACCAACGTCCGCTCCGGCGTCGTCAAGGCCTACAAGACGCGTGACGCGGCCACCAAAGCCGCCGACAAGGCGGATGCCGCTTACGGAGCGGTTTGCTGCACGACTCGCGCAGTCTGGTCGGATCAGAAGTGAGGGATGAGGTGGTTCTAGAGCGCCCGGTGAAGCCCGGAGTGAAGTCGGAAGGGTGTCACAACTCCTCCCGCGCGTGGTCTCTAGTTCCTTCTCATCCCTTGCAAACCCGCCCAGCCTAAGCGATAATCCCTCCTGAACCTTACGCAGACCCACGGGAATAAGCGAAGCGTTCAAACCAAAGGCCCGAGATGCACAAGCTTTTCCTCCTCACTACGGTATGCGAAGGCCCTTTCATGCCAATGCTCCCCGTGTTCAATGGGTGGAAGTGGTGAGTATCTTTCCGGTGGGCGTTAGTGTCGCCTCGATCATGCACAGCGCGGCGATGGGTCGCCAGTCGCTGCAAGAGGCGCGGTTCGGTCGCACGTATGGCCGCCCGTCCCGTCCGATGCCCGCGCCGTATTCGCCAGAGCGTGAAGCCTATTTCAAGGCCCTGAACGACCAGCGCGAGAAGGCTGAAACCAAAGCAAAGGAAGACGCCAGAGACGCGGAGATCGAGGATTGGTTTAGCGTGTGGTTTGAACGCTAATGGCTGATACCGGAAGGCCCAGACTCTACCCCGATCCTGAAGAGTTCGCATCCAAGACAGATGCCTACTTCAAGGAGATGGAAGCCAAGGAGCGCCCCCCGACCCTAGCGGGGCTTTGCCTGTTTCTGGGGTTCAGCGACAAGCAGTCATTCAGCAACTACGAGAGTTACGGAGACGAGTTTTCCCTAACGGTCACGCGAGCAAGACTCATGATCGAGGTGGATCGTCACGAGCGGCTGATCGACAAGGGTCTCTTTACGCCCGGCGTGGCCTTCGATCTGAAGAACAACCACGGCTGGAAGGACAAGACGGAACAGGAGCTAACCGGCGTTGATGGCGGCCCTGTCCAGTTCCAGCGCATTGAGCGGGTGATCGTCGGGGAATGACCTCCCTACGCATTGAGACGCCACGAGCGTTTCTGCCTCTCCTCAAGCCCAGCCGTTACAAAGGCGCTCACGGAGGCAGGGGAAGCGGAAAAAGCCACTTCTTCGGTGAGATGGGCGTAGAGCGATGCGTAATGGATCCCAGCACTCGCATGGTCTGTGTGCGGGAGGTGCAGAAATCCCTGAGCCAGTCCGTCCGCCAGCTCATAGAGGACAAGATCGCCAAGCTGGGCGTCCAGTCCCGGTTCGTCATCCCGAAGGACAATGAGAGCGCCATTCACGTTCTGGACGGGGCCGGGCGTAGATCGGGCCGGATCGACTTTCAGGGCATGGCCAACCACACGGCTGATTCCATCAAGTCTCTTGAGGGCTACGACATAGCATGGGGCGAGGAAGCCCAGAGCCTTAGCCAGCGCTCGCTGGACCTGCTGCGACCCACCATCCGCAAGCCCGGCTCGGAACTGTGGTTCAGTTGGAACCCGTCAAGCCCGAAAGACCCGATTGATGTTCTGTTGCGGGGGGAGCATCCGCCGCGTGAGAGCGTCGTTATCGAGGTCAACTACCACGACAATCCTTGGTTTCCCTCCGAGCTACAGGAGGAAATGGAGGGCGACCGGGAGCGCGATCCCGACAAGTTCGCCCATGTGTGGCTTGGCGGCTATCAGGGACGAACAGAGGCCAAGGTCTTCCGCAACTGGAAGGTTCAGGAGTTCAGCAGCCCGGCTGACGCCATCTTCCGCTTCGGGGCTGACTGGGGCTTCGCTGTGGACCCTACAGTGCTGGTTCGGGGCTATCTGGATGGCCGCAAGCTGTATGTGGACTACGAGGCCTACGCGGTAGGCTGCGAGGTCGATAAGACGCCTGCCCTGTTCGACATGGTTCCCAGAGCGCGAGACTTCAGGATCACGGCCGACTCTGCCCGCCCCGAGGTGGTGAGCTATATGCGTCGCCACGGTTTCCCGAGGATCAACCCGGCCATCAAGGGGCAGGGTTCCATCGAGGACGGGATCAGCTTCCTCCAGTCGTTTGACATCATCGTGCATCCTCGCTGTGAGCACGTCATAGAAGAGCTTTCGGCCTACAGCTACAAGATCGACAAGCAGACGGATGAAATCCTGCCGGTGCTGGACGACAAGGACAATCACACCATTGATGCGCTGAGATATGCTCTGGAGGGTCTGAGACGAGCGGGTGTTGCTCCGAAAGCTGAAGTCCGCGATACTAGCACACCGTCAGACTTGTATTCGCGCCCCCGCGAGCCAGAGGACGGAGGCGGATTCTATGGCTAGTGCAGACAAGGCGAAGGAAAAGGCGCTGGACGAGCGCATTGGTCAGATGTTCGCCCATGCATCATGGGATGATCGTTCGTTTGAAGTGATGCGCGATATGACCGAGGGGTTTTCAGTCCCGGAAGAATATCTGGAGGACTACGCCGCCATGCGTAAGTCCACGGGCGTAAAGGTAACGCGGCGGATGACTGACGGCAAATATGGGGACGCCCCCTATGTCTGACGTATTCGACGGCATACTAGAGCCCGATCAGGTCGAGATGGGCGAGCGGGAGCTTGAGCTAAAGCGCCTGCGGGACATGGATCATCAGGACTTGCTCCGCATGGTCACGGACTTCCGGGATGGAACGTCCATTGGCCAGCTACAGGCCGAGAAGTCACGCCGCTATTACGACGGCTACCAGCTAGACCGCACCATGACGACGGCCCTGACCCGAGCCCGTCAGCCGCGCATCATCCGCAATGAGATCAAGCCCGCCATCAACGGCATTCTGGGCCTCATCCAGCAGGCTCAGGTCGATCCCCGAGCCTATCCTCGCAACCCGGACAATGAAGAACAGGCGGATGTTGCGTCCAAGGCGCTGCGGTTCGTGGCGGATCAGAACCGGTTCCACCGCCTGAAGGTCAGGGCCGCCGAGAATATGCTCATAGAGGGCTGTTTCGGGATCATGGTCGAGATAGACGACCGTAACGACGTGATGCTTAATCTCGTCCCCTACAATCAGTTGATCTACGATCCCCGCTCTCGGGAAGTGGACTTCTCCGATGCGATCTTCAAGGGCGTGGGCAAATGGCTCTACGAGGGCGATCTTCGGAGGATGTATCCTGACTTCGCCGATGAGCTGAGCGCGGCCTTCTCGTCCAACAGTGCGGACTTCGGTCTAGGCAATATGTTCGAGGACAAGCCGAACGACCTGCTGGGCGAACTGTGGCTGGACAAGGGCAAGCGCCGCATCTTCGTGGTGGAGCTTTACCACCGTGAGGGCGAGTGGAAGCGCACGGTCTTCTATGTCGGCGGTGTGCTGGAGGATGGGGTAAGCCCCTATCTGGACGATCAGGATCAGCCGACGTGTCCGCTCGTTATGAGTTCGTGTTTTACCGACAACCAGAACCAGCGGTATGGCCTCGTGGCCTCCATGCTGAGCCCGCAGGACGAACTGAACGCTTATGCGTCTCGCTCCCTGCATTTGGCCAACTCAAGGCAACTGCAAGCGGCCGATCCCGACAGGCCCCCGGAGGTTGATAGCAAGACGGCGAGTGCTGAGGCCGCTAAGGCCAATGGGGTGATCCCGGTAGGCTGGCAGGTTGTGCCTACGGCGGACCTGTTCGCGGGCATCCAGATCATGATGGAGAACGCCCGTCAGGCTCTTGTCAGGCAGGCCCCTACTCCGGCTGTTCTGGCTAACGCCTCAGCCACGGACCAGTCCGGCCGGTCGAG